GAGTACACAAAGGAAGAAAGGACGAGGACGATAAAAACACTAATATATGAAATGATATTTGTTGGCGTAAATACTGCAAGGTTTAATGAAATATTGATGGAGGTTAGCAAATGAAAGTAACAGGATTTTGTAGGCTTGTTAGAGACAACAAGTTAGAGCAAAGCAAAAACGGAACGTATTACTGTAAAAATGCGATAGCGTGGAACGATGCAAAAAAACAAGGACATTTTCTTGATGTTATTGCATATAGCCATGTGGCACAGCAATTTGAAAAACTAAAGAAAGGCGCATATATAAAAATTGAATGCAATCTTGTACAAGATAAATGGGAGGTAAACGGGCAAAAACATAGCAAGCACTATGGTATAGTATTAAGTTTTGAGACATTCAAGAGCAATAATGATCCTGCTATACAGGATGATATACCATTCTGATATGACTGAGCAGGAATTTTACGCACACCTTGAACGGCTTATGCCGTTTGGTGTGTACGATAAAAACATATCTACATTATGCGACGCTACATTATGCGACGAGCTTAATCTTACCGTACCAGAGGTCGCAAGATTTCTTACATCTATACAAAAGTATACGCTTAGGTTTTATTTCCCGCAAGATGATAAAGAAGGTGAAGTGTGGATAGAAAAAGCTTGACATAATTATATATGTATGCTATTTTGTATGTGTCAATGAACTGGTCAGATTGACAATAGTTTGTACGAGCTATAAATTATAAGAGGGTTTTAAGTGTCTAGTGGTGCGTACACACCATTAACCTGCCTGACCAGCAGGGGACACTTAAAGCCCTTTTTTTTATTCTATATACAAAAGGAGTAAATAATGGCATATCATATTGTTCCGAACATATGTGGATTGAAGTGGAATGAACGGTTAGTGCTTGATGCGTTATGTTATTTTGCAGACAATAATACAAAAGAATGTTATCCATCACAAAAAACAATTGCTTCATGGTGTGATATTGACAGAAAAAAGGTAATTGATGGGGTAAAAGGTCTTGTAGAAAAAGGTATAATAAACACAAAAAAAACTACCAGCACACTAATCTATACCATAAAAATAGAGATTACAGGAAATATATGCAATACCGAAAAAGGAACAGCATATAATACAAAAACAGGGTGCTGTACCGAAAACGGAACTGCATGCTGTACCGAAAACGGAACACAAACTATACTTAATGAACTAGATATAAATTTACGCTCTAACGAGCGTAAGAGTCTTACTGTACAGGTAGAGTCTTATTTAGAAAAAAAGTATGAGTTAATAGAAAAAGAAGGTAAGAAAGTAATAAGACAAAGTATACCTGTAAAAAGAAAAATGATTAAAAATATACTAAACTTATTTGACAATAATTTTGATTGGATAAAAGAATATATTGATCGTTCCTTTTTAGACAATTATGTAATAAAACAATGTTATAGTTGTTTAGCAATATTTAGCAAATCTGTTATACAGAAATATCTTAATGATACAAAGCCTCGACGGTATAATAACGAACAGCCACAATTGCCTGAACCGTCGGAGTTAGACATAAAACTACAGCAAATGAGCGACGAAGAACGTGCTGCTTGGATAACAGAACAAATGCGAAAAGTAAGAGAAAGGAGTAAGAAAAATGAGTAATGAAAAATGGGGATTGTTTCACGACCATTTCCAAAACTATAAAAGATACAACATACCAAAAGCTCAGCTAGTAATTGCCGATATACCGTATAATATCGGCGTAAATGCTTATGCATCTAATCCTGTATGGTACAAAGATGGCAATAATAAAAACGGCGAATCCGAATTAGCTGGCAAAGTGTTTTTTGACACGGACAAGGATTTTAGAATTCCTGAGTACATGGAATTCTGCAATCGTATGATGAAGCCTGAAACCAAAGAACGAAACAGCGCTGCAGCAATGTTGGTATTTTGTTCTTTTGAACAGCAATTTATGCTTATTGAGGAAGCAAGAAAACATAAATTAAAAAATTATATAAATCTTGTTTTCAGAAAAAACTTTTCTGCACAGGTGTTAAAAGCAAATATGCGTGTGGTAGGAAATTGCGAATATGGACTGCTTTTTTATCGCGAAAAACTACCAAAGTTCAATAATAAAGGCAGAATGATATTTAACTGTATAGATTTCCCTCGAGATTTAGGGGCTGAACGAATTCATCCGACACAGAAGCCTATTGCATTACTGGAAATGCTAATAGATTTATTTACGGATCCTGGTGATGTTGTAATAGATCCGTGCGCTGGTAGTGGATCTACACTTATAGCTGCGCTAAATCTGAACAGGCGAGCATTCGGGTTTGAAATAAAAAAGGAATTCTACAAAAACGCATTGAGATTGATTAATGAAAATGTACATCGTGATATGTTTTCTGAAATAGAAATAAAAGAAAAAGAAAACAGAAAACGTGAATTACTTGAGGCGATAAATGAATAACAACATTGAATTACAATATTTATCCTGTTTATTGCATAACATTGATTTAATAGAAAAAATAACAATTAAACCGTTTCAGTTGTCAGCAAAAAATGCAGCGCTCTTAGATGTTCTTGTAAAACTATATGATAGCTGTGATTTGCTCGATGAACACAAAAAAGTTAAATATCTAAAACTAGCGCTTGATGCTAATTGTAGTGAAGATTATATAAAAACAATTTACAAAACAGAATCAAGTAAACTGTTATTTAACGAATATGAAACAGTGATAAAAAATAATTACATAGTGCAAAAAAGTAAAGAAATTGCAAGCGAGCTTGATGGTATAAAAACGCTTGAAGAATATAGTGATATTATAAAACGTGCAGAGAGCTATATAACAAACAGAAGTGTAGCAGTATCAAACACAAAAGAAATGCTAAAAGCGTATGAAGTTAGCTTAAAAGAGCGAACAGGCAAAGGTGTAGCTGTCCCTTATACATTACTATCGCAATACGTAAATAAATTTTATCCCGGGCAGTATATTGTTATTGGAGGGCGACCGTCGAAGGGTAAAAGCGCATTTTTATTGTCTCTTTTAAGGCGTTTGTGTTGTGCTGCTGGCATTGTGTCGCTCGAAACAACAGAAGCCGAAATTGTTGCGAGGCTGATAGCACAAGAGGCGAGGCTTGCGCTTGACGTTATTCAAAACGATACAAACAATTTTGTTGAAAAAAGAGTAAGTGCAATGTCAAGAATATACGAAAAAGAATTGTATGTTTATGACAAAAGCAGCAAGTGGTCAGAAATACATTCAGCAATGCGCGAAATGGTTAAAAAATATAAATGTAAAGTTATTGGCATTGATTATGTGCAGCTTATAAATATGGGAGAAGGCAGAGATAGAGTAGAGGCATTGGGTGAATTGTCTCGTGAATGTAAAGAGTTTGCGCGACGTAACGAATGTACTGTTATTTCGCTTGCACAATTAGGACGTGCAGCCGATGACGGTAGACCTAAATTAAAAGATCTGCAATGGTCAAGTCAGCTCGAGCAGGATGCGGATGTTGTAATGCTTATACACGAGCAGGACGGGAAGAATACGATACAGATAGAAAAAAATCGTGATGGCAGGACAGGTGAAGTTGAAATGGTATTTGAGAAATTTTGCGTTGATTGGACAGAAAGGGATTTTGCATGAAAAAGAAAACTAGTAGAAAAAAGCTAATAGAAAAGCTTGACAAAGTTTTCTCACTATTTGTCAGATTGCGTGATAATGGCGTATGCTATACCTGCGGGAAGCGTGGAGAAATAAAGCAAATGCAGGCGGGGCACTATATAAGCAGATCGTGCATGGCATTGCGCTGGGACGAGTCAAACGTACATTGCCAGTGTTATAGCTGCAACGTATGCAAGCATGGCGATTTAATAACATACAGGGAGCGGCTTGTAAAAGACTATGGACAAAGTGCAATAGAAGAGCTGGAAAGCAAGCGATATATAACGTATAAACACAGTATAGAAGATCTTGAAAAACTTATAGATTTTTATAAAAATGCTATTGACAAAATAAAATGATATGCGATATAATTAAATTAGTCATCTATCATGTAAGAAAATTAGCAAGCTCTGGTATAGTCAAATTTAATTCCGAGATGACTAACGTAAGGGGCTAGACGGTTATGAGAGTTCGATGGGATGACGGACTCTAAATTGCCCTATCATCCTAGCGGTGCTGCTGGCCTCCTTGCTTGCCAGTTGGTGCCGCTTTTTTTGCTTTTTGTAATTGCATGGTGTATACTGGGGTGGTTAAATGGATTACAATACAGAAGCAAATACAATAAGAAAAAAACAATTAGAAATATTTGAAAAATGCGCTAAAGCAATATGCAAGCGATTAAATGTAATAGAAATTGATGATGTAGTACAGGATGCAGCAATATACTTTTGTAAAAGAGTGTATTGCGACGCTATACCGTTCACAACGCAGGTATACTATAGTGTTGTAAAAGCATTAAGGGATAACAACACACGTCAAGCAGCGTTCGAACGTGCAATAAAACATTTTGACATAGAAAAAAGGGGAAGAAAATGAAACATTGCCGCTTTCCTGGTTGTTATAGAGAAATTGCAGAAGATAGTAACTATTGCGAAATACATACAGAGCTTGGCAAAGAACGAGATAGGATAGCAAAAGACGCAAGAGAAAGAATAGAAAAAGAGCGTCTGAAACAAATTTGGGCAGACTTAAAGCGCAATAAACAGCACGGATGGTACAATACAAGAGCGTGGCGAAATGTGCGTGCGCAAGTGTTAGCAGCACAACAGTGTTGTATGCAATGCGGAAGCGCGAATGAATTAGAAGTGCATCATATATACAAAGCACAGACTCTCGAAGAGTTTTTAGATATTAACAATCTTGTTGTACTTTGCCGTGAATGCCATAAAAAAATAACTGCAGCACAAATGCGTCAGGGAAAAAAATAAGAGCTCCACTGCTGGAGCTCTTTATCATAAAGGATTTTAACGATTATATCTGTCGCTGAAATCCTTTGACGGCGACGATCTGCCCTTCGGAATTTCGAATCACTCCGCTAGGGCTAGTGTCGGGCTGGATGACATCCTGACGACTTCCCTTGAGAGCAGCCATCACAAGACCTGATACGATATATACCGTATCAGGAGCTGGTTCAGGAAGACATTCAATCTCACCGTAGGTAGTGCCAATAATTGGTACACTAAAGCCCATGATGCTTATATTGCCCAATACCACTTGGGTTGACGTCACAAGAGCGACTTGACCTGATGGCTGAATAACTAAATTTGCTGATGCTCCATCTGGCCTTACATTAATGGCATGGGGGGTTAGATTAACAACTCTCATATATTCCTCCTTGATATTCTTCATATTATAAAACATATAAAAAATAATGTAAAGTATAAAACGTAATATTGTGAAGGTATAAGCAAAGCGGGCATTTTTAGAATAAGCCGGGGTATTGAATAAAAAAAATGACCTTTCGAGTAAACCCAAAGCCAGCCTGTCGTTTTTATAAAATCCCCGAATTTGGAATAAACTACTACTTGACAACTGGATAAAATAGTATACACTATATATCATGGCACCTAGAAAACCTCCGGCACAAGTGCGGAATATTACAGGGACAAATAAGAATGTTAAGAAGCAGGAAGAGCAAGCGGGGAAGCTTGTATCCGACATTTCAGGTGATGGAGCATTCCCACTAGACCTATCAAAAGACTTTTTACCAGACACACAAAAAGAATTCGCACAATTATACGAAGCCCTTAACTCAATCCATATTCTCGCAAAGACTGACCGCATAATCTTTATGCAAGCTGCAGAAACTTTTGATCTGCTACTACAATTAAAGGCTGAATACAATGCAAGCGAAGAATTGACAGAGCGTATTTTGCTAATAGATAAAATGGACAGGTTAAGAAAAACACTTTATCAGTTGTTAAGTAAGTATTTTGTAACACCGGAAGATAGGTTTAAGGCTGCGCTTGCGGTTGCTCATGGTGATAAAAAGAAAACAGCGGTTACGAGGATGATAGATGATGACGACTGAAAAGAAAAAACGAGGGCGTCCACCTAAAGCAAAGCCGATATTGCCAGAAAAGAAAAAACCAGTAGGTAGACCGCCGAAGCTAACAAAGTATGAGCAATATATACAAGATGTTATAGATCGCCGGGTGCTTGTTTGTGACGCTACTTACAAGGCAGTAAAAAGGCACGTTGACGAAATAGCTATACGAAATAGTGAATATGAGTTTGTAGCAAAAGAAGCTGACAAGGTTATTGACTTTATCGAGAGCCTTGAGATTTATGAAGGTAAATACGCTGGGCAAAAGTTAAAACTTGATAACTGGCAAGCTTTTATTATTGCAATGCTTTTTGGCTGGAAGCGCAGAAAAGACGGTAGGAGAAGGTTCAAAAAGGCGTTTATCAGCTTAGGTCGTGGAAACGGTAAAACACCACTTGCTGCTGCAATGTCGATTACGGCATTATTAAAAGATAATGGAGCACAAATATATTCTATCGCTACTACATACCAGCAAGCAGCACTTTCTTTGAATTGGGTAAAAAACTTTGTTGCACGAAATGAAGAGCTGTCCGAGATAATTAGATGCTATGACAAAAGCGTATTTTACGAAAAAAAGTTCTCTGTATTTAGAGCACTTTCAAAATCGTTTAAGGGATTTGACGGATTTAACCCGTCATTCGTAATTGCTGACGAAGTAGCTGCAATGCCAGATTACGAGTTGCTTGGCGTTATGGAAACAGCATTACATAAACGAGAAGATAGCTTGCTCGTAATGATAACAACAGCAAACACGGTGAATATTAATTCACCTGGGCTTGCAGAATATGACTATAGTAAAAAAGTTTTAGATGGAGTAGTAAAGGACGATAGATATTTTGCTATAGTGTATGAATTGGATAAAGAAGACGACTGGAAAAACGTGCGACTGTACGAAAAGGCTAATCCTGCAAGTTGGATAAATATGCAAGAATTACGAGAAGCAAAACAAGAAGCTGAAAATAATAAGCTAAAAGAAAAATCGTTTAGGACAAAAAATCTTAACACATGGATGATTGGAACAAATAACGAATGGATACCGTTAAAGGTTTGGGATATCGCACGAAAGAATAAGGAGACGTTAGGACAGATAAAGCTAGAGGGTAGACCGTGCGCGATAGGGGCTGACTTCTCGGAACGCCGAGACCTGACCGTGTATACGTTAGCATTTTGGATTAAAGAAGTACAAAAAGTTTTTTTACAGCACCATGTGTATATCCCGCAGGACACGCTCGCGTCAAGGGAAGCAACCGAGGCCTCACTATTTGGGCAATGGGTTCGGTCTGGGACTGTCAAACTATGTGAAGGTGAATACATTGACAAAGATCAGGTTGTAAGTGATATACTTGAAGACATAAAAAAATATAAAATAAACTTAATGGCGTATGACCCTAATATGGCATTAGAATATGAGGAAAAACTGAGGAATGAAATAAAACTAATACCAGTCAATCAAGATATGAAAACATTTTCACCTGCTACGCAAGATTTTGAGGAGCTTATACGAAACGGGAATGTAATTGATGATAGCGAAATTATGCGATGGTGCATATCAAACGCTGTAGTATATCAAAACAATAAGATGATAAAGGTGAAGAAGGTATCAAAGGATTCACAACGTCGTATAGATTGCATTATCAGCTCCATTTTAGCATACAGCCAGTTGAGGTTGATAATAGCAAAGACAGAACAAAAAAAGCGTGATATATCTACATTATCGCGCTTAATTTATTAAGAATAAAATTAAATTGGGTATAATATAAGTATGGGAATATTTAACAAAAGGAAACACGAAAAGCGCGATTTGTCTCTATATGTTGGCGGGTTGAAATTGTCAGACATGATAAACAAAGACAATCCGACAGTAATATTTTGCGAAAATCTTATAGCAAATACAATTGCAACATTGCCATTTGTATTATATAGGCGTTTTGGCAAAAATGTATATATTGCATATGATCACCATGCTTATACCGTTGTTGCAAAAAGACCAAACTTCAACGAGCCGCCATCCGTGTTTTATTCGGCGCTTGTTAGGCAAATATTTGGTGGTAACGCTTATATAAAAATAATACGTAATAAAGGTCATGTATCACAGCTTATATTGCTAGATAACAAGCAAGTTAAAATAGAAACGCAAGGGTATTTAAAAAAATATTATTACGACGGTATAGAAATACCACGAGAGGACATTATTCATATACCTTCAACTTACGGCTATGACGGTATAAAAGGGAAGGCAGTAGTAGATTTTGCACAAAGCACGATACAAGCAAGCGACATTCTTAATCTATACACAAAAAACTATTATCAAAATATGGTGTTATCAAAACTTAAAGTGTCTTTGAATGAAAGTAATTACACAGATTTAACAGACGAGCAAATAAAAGCATTTGCAGATATGTACACAGCCGCTATGACGGAGGAAAATATCGGGAAGCCGGTAATTGAATTTGATAATATAAAAGTAACACCGTTCGATATTAAAAGCAATGCTACAGACGAACATATAAAAGCTAGATCTTATTTAGACAGGCTTATTTGTCAGATTTATGGAGTGCCTTATTCGCTTTTAGAAGAGTCAAATAAATATAATAGCTATGAACAATTTAATTTGTTTTTCCGTTCGCATACGCTAACGCAGTATACCGATAGGATAGAGCAATATCTTACAACAGGACTACTTAATGAAACAGAGCAGGAGACGTTGTACTTTCAGTGTGATTATTCGGAGCTCCTAAAGCCTGATAGTGAAGCCAAAAATAAACTTGTAATCGAGAATTTCAAAAATGGGTTAATAACACTTAACGAAGCAAGAAGCGAACTTGGATTGCCGCCAGCACAGGGTGAAGTTACAGGAAACACACATATCATGCTTGGGTTTGGTGTGCTAACTGATGACGTTATAAACGCATGGGCTGCAGGGGCTAAAACAAAGCAAGCAGCGCTTGACGGCGAAAATATTGATAATAAGGGGAAATGAAAATGAAACGTAGGGCAGTACAACAGCATATATTCAAGACTGAAATCCGTGCGATGGAAGAGGAAGGGAAAAAATATTTATCAGGATTTATTCCGTACAATTCTCGCAGTGAAGACATGGGATTTTATGAAATAATTGCACCTGGAGCATTCACAAAATCACTGCAGGAAAGTAAACAAATATTTGCACTATGGAGCCATAGCGATAGGATGGTTTTGGGAAATACTGCAAACGGTACGCTTACATTTACCGACACTCCATCCGGGTTATATGCTCAAGTTGAACTTAACGATACAACCTATGCAGAAGATGCGTGGAAACAAATACAAAGCGGAAATGTTACAACGATGTCGTTCGGGTTTAGCGCTATCAGAGAGGATATGGACTACGAAAACAATACACGGGTCTTGCTCGAGGTTAGATTGTACGAAGTATCGTTTGGCGTCCCATTCCCTGCATATGCAGAGACGCAATCATTTGCAGAAATGAGAAAAATGATTGAAAACATGGATGATGAGAAACTAGAAATTGTAGAGGAGCTTATAAAAAGCTTACAAAGCGATATAGAAGATCGCAAAAAAAGAAACGTTAAAACAATTATTGATACTGTGCCGGGTGAACCCACACAGGAAATAAAAAATAACCTTTCTTTATATGCGGCAAAAATTAAACTATTAAAGGAGATGTGATTATGAACAAGGAACAAATCTTAAACGAAATGACTGCTATCACTGCAGTGGCACAAAAAGAAAATCGAGGACTAAACGAAGCGGAAGAGAAGCGCTTTAATGAGCTTGAGGCACAGCTTGAAGTTATCAAAAAAGAAAGCCGCGCCATCAAAATGCAAGAGGAATTGCGTGCCGAGAAAAAGCCTGAAACAAGGGAAACAAAGGATGAGGTTTGCGAAGTGCGTGAAATGCTTATTCGCGGAATTACCGAAAAGCGCGCCGTAACAGTTAACGGTGGTGGTGCGTCTGCTTATGTTCGTGATGTCGTAATGGCAGGTATTGAAAAAGCAAGCTGGCTTTCTAAGCTTGACTATATGATAGCTGCCAATGCTACCACGACTATCCCCATACTTTCGCCGATCCCTGCTAATGCCGGATACTACGCCGAAGGCTCTACTTCTGTTTCAGGCGATAGTACTGCTGTTTATGCTGGTAAATCCTTGACGCCAAGAAGTTATATTTCCTTGTTGCAGGTGTCTAAGGCTGCGATGACTATGACTGAGCTTGGACGGCAGATTGACCGAGCATACCAGAAAGTTATGCTTAATACGATTCATGAGGAAGTTGTAACCGGCTCTGGTAATAATTCATTTGTTGGTCTTGACGTTACCACTAACAAAACTGTTGCAACAAGTGGAGCTGTAGACCTTAAAGCACTTATTGACCTTGCAATTAAAGCACAGTCAAAGCTTGTTAACCCGATGATCCTTATTAACCCGACATCGTTTAGTTCGATTCTTTCGACTAATTCGACGTCACCGATTATGGCTTCGATTTTCCAGACAATGCGCGTATATGACGTACCGTTGTACGTAACTTCTAATCTTGCAGATGGTGATACTGCTAACGAAGTTTGGGCAGTTGCGTTTGATCCTGACAACTACGCTGTTGCGATTGCTGCCGAGTTGTCAATCGACACGATCAATGTAAAGGGTGATGCTAATACCTACTTCCAGGCATATATGTTTGCCGATGGTAAAGAAAAAGTATCATCCGAAGTTTTCTATAATATAAAGTCATCGTCGTAAAAATATGGCGGGGGCTTCGGCTCCCGCACCTTTGGGGGAATAATGGAAGTTTTGTTATCAGAGTTTAACGCTTACTTAAACGACTATAATGACACGGCAGAAATCCAAGCGTTAAAAACGGAAATGATTAAATCCGCACAAAGCCTAGTTGAGAAGCATCTTGGCTATACTCTTGGAGAGGCAGCGACGGAAGAAACATATACATGGGTAAATAAAACTTCATTTGCAATCATGCTCCCGAAGCCATGCGAAATCACAACAATAAAAATAAATGGCGATACTGTTACCAATTATTTGACACATGGGCTGTGGTACATAAAAGACAAAGATAACCTATATCGCGATTACCAAAATGCTGAAATTGCAATCACAGGCTATTGGAACTTACAGCCTACACCGGATATTGTTAAAATAGTTATTTTGAAAATTGCGTCATTGATGTATATGGAAACTAACAAGCGCATAGGTGTGTCTGGTGTGCAATTACCAGATGGTATGGGTCATCAGTATATTAGTTATACAAATTATAACAAGCATTTGCAAGCACTAAATCCATATCGTGCACCGTGGCGGTATGAGATAGGCAAAACTATCGGGGCTGTAGCTACTGATATCACATTTACTGACGCGCTACAGGTTGGCGGTATACCAGCGACTACAAGCACGAGCGGGATTATATTGGAGTTTGACGAAAACCCGGCAACGTTAACAATTGATAATATAAAAGTAACAGGCGCGACAAAAGGGACATTAAGCGGAAGCGGGACAATCAGGAATCTATCAATTAGTGATATTACTGTTGCAGATGGAGAGAGTGTTAGTATTGCTATATCAGACCCGACGGGTTACACAATAACAGGGTCGCCAAAATCGGTTGTTGTATATGTGGAGCCGACGCCATGAGCTACAAAATAGAATTTACTGGCATAAAGGAATATGCAGATAAATACAATGAGCAGACATTGAAGCGTATTGAAAAACGCATACTTGGAAAGATAGCGGCTTTTGCGAAAAAAGACACAAAGCAAAATCTGAAAGGCGCATTGAAACGTAGAACTGGAAAGCTACAAAAAGCAATAAAATATAAGAGCTTGCGAGGCAATGCGTACGTTCTTTTTACTGCAAAATATGGGTATTATGGAATAATGCACGAAAAAGGAACGAAGGAAAGAGCGCCGAGAAGGCAAAAATATTTAACGTTTATGATTGGTGGAGAATGGAAAAAGAAAAAAAGCATAGCTGGATTAAAGTCGGTATGGTTTGCAAAACGTGCGATTGATGCTATAAGTACAGGTAGGCATAAAACCGAAATTGACGCTATGATGCAAAAAATATTTGACGAGGTTGACAGAAAACAAAATGGACTATAAGGCGTTTGAAGATAACATTAAAAATTTTTTCTCGAATAACTATAAAACATATGCTTTAGAAAAAAACAATGCTCTAGCATACAACATAATTGTAAGCAAAGGATTTCCTGACAGTGATACATCAGGACAAGTAAACATATTTTTACTACCTATGCAGTATCAATATAGTGAATTAACAAATGATTCGAAGCTAATGCAGTTTGAGATGAAGATATTTTTACTACTAAAGCAGCTTGGCAAAAACAGTACAACAATGTCGGAATATTTGCGCGATTATGCGTCTGCGCTGCATAATATGATTTATGGAAATAATACATTAGGCGGTGCTGTAGATAAATCGCTTATTGCAAATATAGAATTTTTTGACGAAGTAGAAGGGTTTGAAGGCTCAAAAGGCTTTGAGGCTAATATATTATTACTTGCAGAAGTGCAAGGAAACTAAAGGGGTGAATATGATAACAGGTAATAGTGCAAAACTACAAATTGGGGTTGAGAGCACATACGGTACGGCTGCAACGACAACGCAAGAAATACAGTTTGTGTCTGAAAGTTTGCGGAAAAATCTTAACAAAAAAGATGAGGGAGTACTTACAGGTGGTAGATCAACATCAAAATCCGCAACGCTAGCGAAAAGCACGGGGGGAAACCTTAGCTTCTTGGCTAGACCGGATGATCTAGGCTATATACTTGGCTGTTTGCTTGGTGTAGAAGCGTCTCCAACGTTGATAGCTCCATCAACGACAGCGTATAAACATACGTATACAGCACTTAAAGTAACAGACAGCGCTAGATTGCCGTCTCTTACTGTTAAGATTGACCGCATAAAAGACATATTTGTTTACGCTGGTGTAAAAATTGATTCCGTATCGTTTTCAGCACAGCCAGAAGATTTTTTAAAACTTGATGTATCGCTGTTTGGTAAAAGCGAAACAGGAAGCGGAACACTAGCGACGCTTACTCCGTCCGCTCTAAAGGCTTTTAGGTTTGCGTGGGGTTCACTTACATATAAAAGTGGCACCGTTGGTGATATTACGTCAATAAAACTTAACTACAATAATAATCTTGTGAAGAATATCCAGACTACAGGATCAGGATATTATTACTACGAGCCAGATCCTGCGGCGCGCGATATTCAAGTAGAGCTTGAGGCATTATATAATGCAGATGTAACAGCTTTTGAAACAGCGTACAGTGATGACTCTCTTGCTAAACTTGAATTGACGTTTACAAGCGAGGAAGAAGCAGACACCGTGAAGAATATACCGTATAAACTTATATTTACATTAAATAATGTGCAGATTACAGACTATTATGCAAATGTTGGCGGAGCTGATGCAATAAAAGCACAAATTAAAGCTAAAGCTGTTGAAAAAGGAACAGATGAACTTATTACTGTAGAATTGCATAATACAAGAAGCACAAAATACATTAGTTAAGGAGGAGTTATGAAACTTAACAAAGAAAACTTTATATTTACAACAAAAATTGATTTACCGGACGGAGGGTTTATTGTATTGCGCGAGCCTACTGATGGAGAGCTAAAAGGTTTTTCTGGTGAAGCGCGAGAAGATGCTGACAAGTTACGCAAAATATTTCCTGCTTGCATTATAGAGCATAATTACGACGATGCAAAAACGCAGGAAGTGGCGGAAGCCTTGTCGGCATCAGGATCACTATTTGCGGATATTTTGACAAAGTGGATGCAAGACATCCCTTTTCAGAATCGGATCGCTGGGAAGTCCGACAAGTAGCATTAATTCTATTTAACGGTGGTATGCTCGATACAGAAATAGAAGCATACGCAAAGAAGTGGGCTTTGTTTTTCAAGCTGTTTTACACGGCGATAGATCGGAAGAGCGGGAGTATCCTACACCTGCCATTTGATGGTGGGATAATGGAGCAACCGGCGAAGACAATGGAAATACTTAGGTATTTGCAATCATTATGGATTGAGAAAATAGCGGAAGAAATGGACAAAGCGTCCAAAAGGGGGAAATAATGGGTTACATTGGTTTACAGGATGTTATTGATGCCGGTAATATAAAAGTTATGAACGATTCACGGTATCCGCATAGGTGGTATGACGCTTTTGGAGAATGTGAAAAGTTTGTCACGCGCGAGTTTACGGCTGACGACTGGACGGCTACGGCTACCGAAACAAGTACTTTTGAAAAAGGTGTACTGCGCGGAATTTTTGGGCTTATCACAACTGAAAACGTAGACTTTGCAGGAATTAACGCACAGCTAAACGGGACTAAGTTTAGTATTGCTGCTGGTAAACCGCTCTACTTTGGGGCGAAGATTGAAGTTGACGACGATGACAAGATTGACGTACTCGTTGGTATGTGCGGGACTGACACTACGCTTATGGCTGCGAGTTCGGCGCATGCTGTCGCAGTGTCTGCTGGTGGTATATTCTTTTCAAAACTTGACAATGTTAAAGTTATAAACTTCAAAACTTATACGACTGGTACGGAAGTAAACACCGCGGCAGTTGGTACTATCTCAAAGACTGCGGCACAGGTTTATGAATTTTATTGGGATGGAGTAAGTACGCTCAACGCTTGGCTTGATGGTGTACTTGTAGCAAAGTTTACCAGCGGAATTACTACGGAGGTACTGACTCCTTCGATTTGTATTCGTGCTGGTGAGGCTAGCGCTAAAACCTGTAAAGTGCATTGGATCAGGGCAATACAAGCTCTGTAATACCTGCGGGGCGGTTATCCCGCCCCTTTTTTGGAGTACAACAAAATGGCAGTTTGTGCGGAAGACATTAAACAAATCAAAGACATATTTGACACAAGAGTAAAAAAAATTGAATCTCAAATTGAGAACATAAAACGCGAAATTGTGGACGATATAAAAGAACTTTCGCACAAGTTTGACAATCTATCAAAAGATCAGACAGCGCTTGCCGAGCGAATAATAAAAATGGAAACAAGCGCAATTGTGCTTGAAGAGTCTCGAAAAGAACAAGGCAAACGAATTGGCGAATGCGAACAAAAATTAGCTGTAATTATAGGCGAAGGTGCAGGAAAAGAAAAAAGCGGCACGGTAGCAAGGTGGGTTGTCCCTGTTGTTATTTCTGCAATAGGGCTTGCGTATACGCTCATAATGGCTATAATTAAATAAGGGATATAAATGGCTAACCTAAACTATATTATAAAAGGAACGTTTGACGGATCTGCTGTAGAAAAAGCAAAAGGTTCGTTTGACGGTCTTTCATCGAGCATTTTATCTGGAGCTACAAAAGCAGCTGCTGGATTTGCAGCGGTTACTGCGGCGGTTGTTGCCGCAACTGCGGCGGCTGTTTCCGCAACAGCGGCGGTTGTTGAGTTTGTAGCAAGCACAAATAAAGCAGAGCAGGATAGTATAAGGTTAGCTGTTGTACAACAAAATACATTTGGCAAATTAGGCTTAACATTACAAGACTTA